ATGAAGTGTCTTAGGCTTACGTAAACGAGAGAACAGATAGCGGTAGTTAGCAGGATCGATGTGCGTGACCTCGTCCATACCAATATACTGGAACTCTGCACCCTGGTATCTGTAGCAGTCATTACTGTTTTCAAGATAACCAAAGTTCAAGGTAGCTCCAGACGGGAATACATACTGTTTTTCCTTTTCAGACCACTTAACTTCCTTGCTCTCTACAAAAGGCATAAGCCACTGTTTCGACATGTCGATCAGTGCGCCAGGCAGAGACAAGTCAGCATAAGTTTTACGGAAGAGTATGGCAGAGTAGCCGGGAATATCTACATACTGCAACGCAGCCATAAGCTGTGCAACAGATTTTCCACCGCCGGCTGCTCCACCATACAGGATTTCCTTGGTGTCATTCATCAGTAGGAATGCACGCTGCTTAGGAGTGGGGTCATAAGGGATATACTTAGTAAGACGTGGCGTAAGCACGCCTTGCAGCGCACCTAAGTCAATTCCACTTAAGTCAATGCTCATGACCCCTAGCCTCCTTACTCAACAGTTTCGCCTTCAATTTCGATGATTTCACCAGGCAGCTCTACATGGCCAGCGTCAGCCAGACCTTCGCCGATGATGTAGGCAATCACAGATGCACCTGCCATAATCAGAGCAGTGACCTGAGCAGCCTGAGACTCGGCGCCGCCGCAAGCTACAATCATCATGCTGACAAAGCTAGCGACAGCAGTCCAGAACTTACGGCTAGTAAGCTTCTTGACCCAATCGATCTTCTTCATGCTTATTCACCTCCTTCTAACTGTCTCATGATAGTGCGCCATTTGAATATCCGGTTCAGTCTTTCCTGACTGAAGAACGGCTGTTTCATGAACCAGTCCTTAAAGTCCTCGGCGCCCTTGGAGCTGTTACAAGACTGGCAGGCCGGTACAATGTTGCTCTGGATGGTGCGACCACCCTCACTGACCGGCTCAAGATGGTCACGCGTCAGACGCTGACCCTTACGCGGAGTACCTCCGCAGTACGCACATTCACCACCGAAGAAAATCACGCACTCTTTCCACTCCTGGTGAGTGAAGTCCGGATTCTCCTCGCCTCGGCGTTTCTGACCACCGATAAAGTCATTGTGCTTCTTCTTGGTTTGGTTTTCTCTCCTACGGATATTGTAGCAGCACTTACAGTCCTGACGCCACTCGGGACGACCCTTAGCATCTACACCGTTGCGCGGAAATTCTGTGATCGGCTTAATCTCGCCGCAAAACACACAGCGGCGATACAGCTGACCATTTTCCTTAAAGGTTTCGGACTGGAAGGTACCGTACATCCTAGGATTTCTGCGTTTACCCATGAGTACCTCCAACTTACGTGATTCTCGGCAGCAGCCGTGTACCTACAAGCTCGTAGATATAGTAAGCATCAAGCTTATAATGCATGCTGCAGATATAGAACTCAGCGTCGTTAATGACTTCTACATCAGATCCGAGTACAGTAAGACTAACGGTGTCCATGGGCAGCGGAGTAGCTGTCTGTACTTTAATAGCAGTACCAAAGTAGTTACCTACACCAGGTACCACAAACTGCTGTACATCCAGCAGCTTAGACACAACACCGCCTACGCGCATAACCTTCTTAACAGGTGGCTCGTCCTTAAACAAGCTCATCTGCTCGAAGCAATCCGGATCTTCGTAGTCGCTCATAACTATGCCTCCGTTCTCAAAGAGTTTGCGTTGCCGTCAGTGTCTCTAACTACAACCTCTGTAGTCTGAGTCTGGCGTACGCCGATCTGGGTGACATCACCCAGGGCCCCTGCCTTGAGGAGTATTCCGACTACCTCACTCAAGTCGGCCTGCTTGGTAGGACTCTTCTTCAGGTCAGGATTCTCAGTGTCAACCAGAGAATCACGCCGAATTTCTTCCTGAGCAATAGTGTCGACTCTTGCCTTGCGCTCCATCTCAGAGGCAAGCTTAGCGAGGGATGCAATCTCGCCGGGTTTCAGAGACAACGGATCAATAGACTCGATAGCTTCATCCAGCTTCTTGCGAAGCTTGGTAGCCATATCTACATGCTCCTTGTTCATGTTGATGATCTCTTCACGACGCTGCTGCATCGTAATGTCATCGCAATGCTTCATCCAGGCCTGCATGCGCAGCTGGAACGTCCATCTCTGAGCAATCTTCTTGACAGAGTTGTAGGTCGTGTTAAGCTGGCGTGCAACGTCGCCGTAATTAGGCTTCTTACCAGGATAAGAGTCTCTGTACGCGGTCCAGACTGTATACTCCCACTGTGTCTCGCCGGGCTGCTGCAACCAGAGATCTACACCATTCTCCTTGGCATTCGCTATCCAATCGTCCTGGTGTTGTCTGTAATAGGTCACGCGGTTATTCTCGGCATGTACACAATCAATGCAGAGGTGTTTGTCAATATGATGAGCGGGTTTGAACTGACCACAGCGGGGGCAATGCACCATCTCAACGGGCATATTCTCGTCGCCGGGCTGCTGAACTACAAGGTCTCCCATCATAAATCACCTCCCTAATTATATTATACGTTGTTTGGCTGACGTGTATAACTACAATGTCATCCAGTTATCAGCAAATCGAGAGAAATTGTAGATCTAGCCTAGCCTTACATAATTATATACACGTAATTATACAGACGCGCAACACGTACGTAATTTATCCTTATAATTTACCCTCGCCCCTTACTCACGAACGTGTTACGAGCCTCCTAGAGTTGCTGCGAGTTAAAATCTACAAGCATAATCCCGAAATAAACCCAGGACCCTAAAATCCGCGGCGCAGACATGCTTCTTTCCAGTTACTCTGACATTTTTACAGATTTTTGTGTATGCAGGTCAGCTACCAGAGGAGGCCGAGGCGCTGTAATTTTTGGACTCTTGGAGGCCTTTCGGATTGATTGTCTGGATTTTGCGCCGCCGCGCTAAGGTCTGTAAATATGCACAAGAAACTGAGTGTAATTTTTGGCTTTCTTGTGAGTATTCACAGTTTACAAATGTGGAATTGTGTGATATAATCTAATTAGAGAGTGAGTAATGAATCACTCCAAAATATGAAAGTGAGGAAAAAATTATGACTACCAACATGACCAACATTGAAAAGCTTGCCCAGGAACTGGGCTCCGTGGAGGCGGTGGCGAAGGAACTTAAAAGGGTTCAGTCGATCAAGTGCCGTCTTAAGAAGCAGAAGGGCAAGTCCACCTACGAAGAGGAGATGACCAAGGTCCTGGGCTATGAGCAGGCCTTAAAAGAAGCCCGCCAGCTCCTGGACCCCAAGGAAAAGCCCGTGACCATGTATGAGCAGGCCGACGTCGACCAGCTCGACTACGACGAGACCGTAAAGGCCATCCGCTCCATCCAGTCTAAGAAGACCCTTACCAAGTGGTTGACCGGTGTTGAGGGCGACAACGATGAATATCGCAACGCCTGCCGTATTGAAAAGATGTTGATCGAGAGACGTGAGTCCATTAAGCCGGTCGACAATGAGTACGTACGTAAGACCGACCTTCAGACCATCATCGACACCATCGAGTCCAGCGGTGACTTAAGCCAGGCCAAGATTGTGGAACTTCTCAAGGGTCTCATGTGAGACCCAAGGGGGAGGGGCAACCCTCCCCCACCACAAAAAGGAGGGTACCAAATGAAGCAGTTCAAAAAAGGTGAGACCTACACCTGGCCCGGCCTGTACGGCCCCAGCTGGGACGTGACGGTCGTCGGGCGTACCGAAAAGACCGTGACCTTCCAGGAAGCCGGTTACGAAGACCCGGCCGACTGGACCACAAAAGAGGTCCTGGTCGATACCGACGGCACCGAGATGTGCGAGGCCTGGGAATACCGAGGCCATAAGGGCTATATCCGAGCCGACAACAGATTCTGAAAAACCAAGGGGCCGGTCAACCGGCCGGCCCCGCATCAAAGAAAGTGAGGAAGCTACAATGACTTATGAAAACAATCGCGCGAACCGGTTCGAGCTCAGCGGGCACCAGGTGCTCCTGAACATCCAGAGCAGCAAGATCGGGTACAACTACCCCAGGATCTTCATCGAGGAAGCGCCTGACCGGCACATCAACCTGGACCTCTGCCTGGGGGCAGCGTTCAAGATGCCGGAAAAAGACTGGGCCGACTGGATCTCCGACTGTGAGGAGATCACCCAGGAGGAGGCCAGGGAGTACCTGAAGCCCTACATCAAGTGGGACGTCTTCGAGCAGGTGCTGGCGAACATGTGACACAGGGACCGCCCTCCGGGGCGGTTCTTTTTTGCGTCGCCGCCGCAGCCGCAGCCCAGCCACGGCCGGACGGTGCAGGGCGATCTACTAGCCCGCGGACAGCAGCCGGCCACGGCCGTACGGAGTACGGGCTGCGGCCGCTAAAACCCGCTGCGGCCTCGGCCCGCTGGGCTGACGGCTGGCCGCTAAAACCCAGCCTCAGCTTGGCAAGACCGCATACCGCGGCTAAAACCCAGCCTCAGCCTGGCAAGCCAGCGGCCAGCGGCTAAAACCCAGCCCTGGCTTGACAAGCAACCCACCGGCCGCTAAAACCCAGCTCCGGCTTGGCAAAGCTACACTGCTTCCACAGGCAGAGAAGTACCCGGCGGATGTCCGCCGGGTAGTAGCTATTAACGGCAACACTGTCGCATGGTACGCACAACCTTATCAATACCCTGCTTAAGCACGGCCTCACGATCGCAGGGAGTACCGTTACGCTCGTTGTCATCAAAGAGATCGCCGATGAACAGGTAGCTGTGGTACCATACCTCCGGGACGATAGTGTCAAGAGCGACGTACTTCTTGCACTCGGTTACGTACTCGGCAAAGAAGGGACGACGGTTGAAACCGGCGCGCCACAAGTGACGCTGCACGTGTGCGTAGTAGTCATACGTCAACATATTGAGGACGTCGATCAGATCGGTCTCGCTCACGGTGTACATCTTGTTAGTAGTCATAGTAGTTTACCTCAACTTTCATTTATTCGGCTAATCACTTAGCTTCTATAAATATTATACACTACTTGATCGCGGAAGTAAATATGATTTGGAAATAAATGTCCTGGCTGCACGAGTAGCCGCTGCTCAGCCACAGCAAGACTGCGTGGTACAATCTACTAGCACGTGGACAGCTTCAGTCGGGCAACGCCGGATCCGGCGGCTAAAACCCAGCTTCAGCTTGGCAAGCAATATATCGGCCGCTAAAACCCAGCTTCAGCCTGGCAATGTGAGAGCTGCGCTTCAGATGTAGAAAAATACAGCAGCATTTCTGCTGCTGTATTTTTCTTGGTTATTCTGCCGGCCATTCATCAACGACCGGATAACCATCGGTAGACATGTCTTGGCAGACAATCAGCTCATTGATATCTTCATCATGCAGCTGGCTGAACCAATTATTCAGCCACCAGCCGATCTCAGCTGCAGCCGGATCAGACGAACATACGCCGACAATCTGAACCGGCGTATCAGCACAGTTGGGCGTCCACAGCAGAATAACAGCTGTATCGCGCTTGACGCCGGTAAGATCAGTCAGGTTGCTAACTTCAAACAGCAAACCACGGTAGACGAATTTGTCGGTAATAATCATTTCGTTTTTCATATCTGTTTATCGCTTTCTGCTGCAGAAGCCGGCTGCAGTCTTTTATTTATTATTTATCGGCTTTAATATATTATATCAAATAATATCGCAGTTGTAAATATGATTTGAAAAATTATTTCCCGGCCGCGAATGCGGCGCCAGCTCAGCCTCAGCCAGACTGCGCAGGATGATCTACTAGTTCGCGGACAGCCACGGTCGGGCAACGCCGGATCCGGCGGCTAAAACCCAGCCCTAGCCTGACGGGCAGACCACTGGCCGCTAAAACCCCGCTCCAGCCTGACGGACCTCACACTGGCCGCTAAAACCCCGCCACAGCCTGACAGCGCGAGGACCGCACCTCAAAGTGTAGAAAAACGCGGCGGTTCATCGCCGCCGCATTCTCTTAATTGTTCTCGTACAAGTAGTAATGTACGTCTGCAATAGTCTTGCGGAGCTCTTGCAGATCATCAGCCGCCATGTGGAACTGATCAACCTCGAGCTTGTCAGTCAGTCGACCCAGGCAAGCAGCCAGCGTATCGTGCAACGACTTGTGCTTGCTGACGATCGGAATCTCGTCGTCTTCGTCGCTCGGCGTAGGTACATACACATTGTAACCATCAGTATAGAACATGCCGTTGTGTTCATCTTCGACGAAGTCCTTCTGAAGGTCACCGATCTGCATACGAACGGCTGCGGGCACCCAGCAGTAATGAATACCCATACGATAGTGGTAGTGCTTGCAGTCGCTCTTCAACCACTCATACAGGCAGTAGCTAAACACGTCATAGTACGTGCAGATTTCAGCGGAAATACCTTCCGTGAAGTCGACGCTCTCAACAGTGATCTCGTCGTAGTCGTCAGGATCAAAATTGTTGACGTAATCAACAGTTGTCATATTGGCGGAATTTTCTCCGCAGTTGACGAAGACCGTGCGGTTCTGATCGGCCAGGTAGATCTGGAAGACGCTCACCATCATGTTGCCGCCGGTGTTTCTATAGTCGTGGGAAATTACTCGATACTTCATATGTTGTACCTCACTTTCAGTAGTAGGCCATCATCTAGCCTCTACAAATATTATACCACACTTCTTTGCAGTTGTAAATAAGAAATGAAAATAAATATGTAGGCTGCACATGCAGTGCCAGCTCAGCCTCAGCCGGGCTGCGTGAGGTGATCTACTAGTCCGCGGACTTCCTCAGCGCAAGCACGCTGCGCAGCCGCAGCCGGACTGAGCCGCCCCTGGCGGCTAAAACCCCTTGCAGCCTCAACCGGTCAATGGCTGCGCCACGGCGGCTAAAACCCAGCCACAGCCAGACAGCGTGAGGACCACACCGCAGTGGCCCTGGCTCACCAGCGTCGCCTCTAACCGCTAAAACCCTCACTTGACCTGACCACACCACGGCCGCTAAAACCTCAGCTTGACCTGATCGCACGGCGGCTGCTGCAGCCGGAAAATATTTTTTCAAATCATATTTACAACTGCGTGGTAGTGGTGTATAATATAATCAAGGTTAAGGTAATAAGACCTAAGCCTGTACAATAATAAGCTGGCCACTGCGCAGTGTGGCAACCGCGTGGATGACGCGGACAATAGAAAGGAGACTACTATGTCTATCAATGAACTGTTCAACACTGAAACCAACGAAACCACCGCTACCAACTCCCGCAGCCTGGCAGGTACTGCTCAGCTCACTGCAACCGCTAACGAGCTGGTTGCTGAGTGTGTCAAGAAGCTGAATGACAACCTGGATGAATACAACGAGGCTTTCGCAGCATCCAGGAGCGACCACAGCGCTATGGATCAGCTGATCGCTCAGCTGGTTGATCTCGACGCTGTTGATGTTGAGTTTATCAAGCAGTTGGATGAAGAGACTGTCGACGGCATGCTGAAGAGCCAGCAGTCTAAGCGCTCCCGCGCTAAGGGCAAGGCCATGACTCTCGACAACTACAAGAGCATGATGTCCGGCGCCATCGCTGAGTGCCTGATCCGTAAGGCAACCGGCAAGACTAAGTCCGCAGGCGGCGCCCGTCGCATGTCCGGCTCCGTGGAGTTCACCGCTGAGCAGCTCGAAGAGCTGAGAGCAGACCAGGATCGTCTGAAGAAGGAGATCCGCAACGTTCAGTCCAAGAAGTCCATCATGAAGTCCAAAGCCGACTTCAGCGAAGAGGATCCTCGCTGGCAGGCCCTGCTGATTGCTGAAGAGCAGCTGAAGGGTATCCGCGAAACTACCAGTCGCGCAACCGTTGTGAAGGTTGACGAGACCAGGGAGAAGCTGGCAGAAGTGCTGGCGGATGTCGATCCTAACAGCCTGAAGGCTGGCGACAGCAAGGCGCTGCTTGCTAAGATCAAGGAACTGATCGGATAATACATACCAACACCTCACTTTCATACAGAGCCCCGCTGGACTGGTCATCCAGCGGGGTTCGCTTTACCCCGCTGGCGCAGCCGACTGCGATTCCAGTCCGGCTGAGACATCTACTAGTTTGTGGAAGTCAAGATCAGCGTAAGCAAACGGCCCGCGGCCGCACAAGTCGCGGCACAGCCGCAGCCAGTCAACGCCGCATCGCAGCGGCTAAAACCCTCCACAGCCATGGCCAGTCAAAGTCGCGGCGGCGCTGCACATATCGGTTCAGCATAGCATCCGCGCTTGCCCAGTCGACAATGCGCCGCCGCGACCGTGCGCTGCAGAGGTCGGCTGCTAAAACCCTTGCTCGGTTTGATCTGGCTGTGGCTGCCTCCTGGGCTCAGGGCTGGCAGCACGAATGCGGTGCATCGGCGCTGCGACGAGGTGTTCATTCTATGATTGCCGTTCGTGAGCTTTGCTGGCCCTAAAAAAGACCTACAAGGATTTCGGAACGTCCATTGGTAAATCCAGCGCCGCTGCGACCCTGGTGCGGCGTCGGGCCTGGGGATTTGACTACTGAGCGTACTCATCACGGCAGTGAATAACTATATAGTGTATCACGAACGTGTGAAACCTACAAGACTATGAAGATTACTCCAGTTCTTTCCTTCCAATCATAATTTTTCATTTTACAGGTATATATATAGGATATATTTTATATATAGAAAAAAGCCCAAATATCAATATTCAATTAGACTTACGTTTTTGAACAATTCAATTATCTAGTGGGTACAGACGCGGCGGCGCAGTGTCTAAGTACGACAGCCTAACATAATCCAATCAACATTTCCTCAACTTTTTAATTATCTCAACAACCTTAACAAACTCAACAATTTGACACCCCCCATTTTATTTTTTCGATTTCGTTTTTGCAAATATATTTTTGTTTTTATATAGATGAAAAAACAGTGGGGGTTCGTCAAAATGTTGAGAAAGTCAAGAAAGTTAAGGAATTTAGAAAGTCAAAAATAAGGCCATATAACATGGCTAAACAGCGTATAATATAAATAAGGAGGTGATTTAACGTGAAACACTCTAGCATACTGCTTGGCAAGTGTCTGTTCTGTGGCAGATTGAATTGCGAAGCGCATCACAAGTACACTGACAGATGTGTAGATTGCGGCAAGCGGTACACAAAGTACAGCAACTACAAGTCCTTACAGAAAACTGATTTTAGATTCAAGCGCCAGAAGAAGCTTGAAGAAATTATGGAAGAGTACATGGACTTGAAGCAGAAGGGCTACAAGGTGCCGCGCGATCTTGCATAATGAAAAGGACCAGGATTACTCCTGGTCCTTTCGTTTATCCGTACTCACGTCGGCGTGACGCATAGTCTCTATGCGGGTTCTTGGCTTGCGCTTTACGATAGCAGGTATAGCTACATTGTAGTTTCGTACCGTCTTTGGTTTTGATCTTGTACTTATGCCCGTAAGCTGGTACGAACTTTGTACCGCACTCAGAGCACAGTTTGGGTGTGCTATTCAATAGGCTTGTCCTCTACTTTCAGATAATCAGTGTAGGTGTCGAACACATCACAAGGACATTCACCGTTGGGCGTCCGGCGGCGGAATGCGTCGCAGGCGCTGGATCCCAGAGGACAACACTCGCAACCTACCTTGGTATCTGTGTTGATGCCCTGGACGAAGAAGGTAGGCCATAGGATCTTGCCGTTGACACTACACTCGGGGTCCATGGTGCAGCGGCACTCGCCGCCACCCACGTGACACATGGTCTTTTCACATGTGCGGTTCTTCTTGGGGTCACACAGGAAGACGAGGTCAACGTCGCGGGGTTTATTCCCAGTGGACATCATGGTTACCTCCTCCCAGTGTGCTAGATAGACGGTCGCATGAGTTCATCAACTGACCGAGAGCCTGCGCCAGTGTAGGTCTCTCAGGCTTCCAGGTACCCTCGGCGATAGCGTCGCGGCCCAGACTACAGACGAATCTGTCGTGGTACTTGTAGTCGTTGCTGAGCGATCCAGTGTCGAGGACATCTACGCCGTCTTTGGTAAAGTGCAGTATGTACTTCAGTACACGGCGGCCATGGATCTTCTGGCAATACTCGCAGTACCAACCGCCGATGAGTCTGATGCGTACTTCACCAAACCAGTCCTTAATGGTACCCCACTTGACTTGCAGCGGAGACAACACGTAGTATCTCAGCCATGATACAGTTATGGGTTTCTTCATCTACAATACCTCCCTCCATTGTAGTTATATCGCTTATCGGACAGTACCAGACACGTCCGTCAGCTTCTTGGATATGCACGTAAGGCGTAGATACGCCAGTGACGTGGTATATCTTTG